TTAACTTACTAAAATCAATCTTATTGTCCTCACCATAACTAAACATATTAGAAAACTCAAATCTAATCGGTTTCCAATAAATGTTTCTTAAAGTTTCCTCATGTGTAATTCTACTATTGACATCTCTGTTTATCTTTTCTAATTCACCTAAGTCTTTTGCATCAACAAACGGCATCATTCTTTCCACATACTCATTTATTAAAGAGTTTTGGTAGTTTATATCTGCAATGTTTTCAAAGTCTAATTTATTACCTCTATCTCCTGTTTTCTTTTTTGATAGAGAGTCTGTTCTAATAATTGTAAAGTCATCAACACCATATTTCATTTTGATTTCCGCAATTACCTTTTTAGTGTCCGCAGTATCGGTGTTTGACAATCTTACTCTTAAACGAGGATGTTTTGGCATATCATTTACAACTGGAACTTTACCATTGTCAATATCCATAGTATAATAACCATAGTCATTTTGAATGTCAATTTCCTCATAGGTCATTGTGTCTAAATCCCATGCTAAAAATCCATGTCTATCCAATGTTTCACCAAAGTTTTGTTGTAATAGAGAACCTGCGTAAACTACCTTACAACCTTTCGGACTTATCATTTCTTGACGCTTATGAATATCACCTAATAAGGCTAAATCAAAACCATCAAATATATCCGTTGTAAAATGTCTACTACTTACCACATATCCAATATCAGTTTGAGAATTATCAACAGGTCCGTGGAATAAAGCAATCTTTTTATTACCAAACATTTTGTCAGCACTAATCCAATTGTCTTTGTTATCTAAAATTGAAAATACTGAAAAATCAATACCACCAATAGAAAATACCTGTGTATCTCTTAAATAATAAAAGTCTTTTAATTCTAATGCATCAACCAATGGAGTAAGAACATCCATTCTATCCATATTGTTCATATTACAATCGTGATTTCCGGTAATAAGAATTGTAGGACAAGTTTTAGCACACTCTTTGAATAACCAACTTATTTCGTTGACTAATTCTGGTGACATTTCCAATTTAGCGTGGGCAATATCACCTGCTAAATATATAATTGCATCTTCGGTTCCTCTTTTACGGATTTCCTCAAACATTTTTTCAAATACCTGTCTATACTCTTTGTGTCTTTTTACATTACGGATGTGAACATCGGCAATGTGGTAAATTGTTTTTAATTTACTACTCATAGTGAGTTTATTTTGTTTAATAATAATTCTTCGGGAGAAAACTCTTTGGTTTTCTTTAATTCCTCATAGAATTTTTCATACCCCATATCGGCGGCATCTTTATCTTTAAGATACATCATTTTTACATGAATACCTTGTTTTCTAAAATATTCGGCAGCTTTAAGTGCCTCATTAATTGCATCGTTGTCCAATGAAATAATAATATCGGTAATTCCACTCATAAAGATTTTTTCAACCAATATTCTTGATGGAAACTTACCTAATAACGGAATTGCATTCCTTTTAATTGTGATTGCATCAAATACACCCTCACATAGTATAATCGGTTCGTTCCAGTTTACTTGGGAGTCAAAACATATTACATTTTTACTGATTGGAGGATTTTTGTATTTCATTTTGTTCTCTGGATAGTATGAACGAGAAACAAAGTAATTTAATGTACCATCGGAATTGTATGATGGTATAATTACTCGTTGACCATACAACCCTTCTTTACAATATCCTATGTTATATTTGATTATATCTTTAATACCTATTCCTCTTTGAGTAAGGTAATGTATTGCGTGTTTATATTCTGGATTAAACCCTTTAGGAACCTCACTAAGACTAATAAATTCTTTTGGTAGGGAAATGAACACCTTTGTATCGGCATCCTCTAAAAGTGGGTTATAATTGCTGTCTCCGTATATCTCTCTAATAACCGAAATAACCTTTCTATCAACATCTAACTTTTTTAATAATGAGGTCAATTTCTTACCACCACTATTGCAAGTCCAACAATGCCACTTTTGGGTTTCCGTATTAACTTGTAATTTTTGTTTATGGTGATTACAGAAAGGACAGTAAAATGCCAACTCATTTCCTTTAAGAGTGAGATGACTACCTAAGACACCGGTTAGAGTAGATACGACTATATTCTTATCATTTTGCTTCAACACGACTTAAATATACGACAAATATTTGATATTTCCAAATATTTTAAGGTCTATTTTCCTCTAAAAACCATTCATTTGGGATGATTTTGTCTGCATACTTATATCCGTTCTTTTCACACCAATCCCCATAGGTTGTTTTTGAATTTTTGGTGATTTTGTTCTTTGAATTGGAAAATACGAATCTGATGTCCATATTTGGGTTTTGTTCTTTAACCAATAAGTGCTTCTTACGGTCAGCTGCCACAAACCTACCCTTTGTCTCTATTCTAATACCATTGGGTAATTTGAAATCGGGGTGATAGTGGTGAACGGATGCAGGAATTATGTATGGAACTTTTTCAGTTTCATATTCTACTTTAATTCCTTGAGATTCTATTTGTTGAGATATGGTTTCTTCTAAACCAGACTTAAACCCATATTTTTGTGCAACCCATTTTGGATTGTTCTTTTTTGTAACTTTTTTAGCCATTAAATTTATTTTGTCCTATCGTTTTTGCCATAAGGCTTAACATCGGTATATCCATTTTTTAAATATGAACTACCACCACCAATTTGTCCACCCGCTATACCATATCTACTTTTAGCTGGTGTAATTGCTTCAAATGTTGCAATAGCTTTATCATCTGCAGATTTTGTTCCAGAAAAATCAATACCTACCGAATATTTTGTTTTATCTTTTGCTTTATTTGCGTCTACTAAATCCGCTGCAGGTTTTCCTTCTTGCCAATCACCTGACTTTTGTTCTTTGTATAATTCTAAAATAGTTTTAGCCATATCATTTGTTTTTGTATATAAATATAAGATTATGTATCAAATCGTACAATAAAATTCACAGGAATATCTGGTTCGGACTTAATTGGTTGTGGTAACTTAGCCACTGCAACCAAATCACAATTATCATCGTATAAACCAATTGTTGTAATAAATGGTGTTAAGAATGAACCAGTTGAATCAACCGAACCACTTAAATCGTAATGTTCAAATCCTGCCTTTTTAGTTCCTATCGAACCGGTATATCCATAATCTAATATATTACCATTTTCTAATGTGGATTTTTTACGAATATATTTTGCTCCTGGATTAGTTGTTGTTTTGTAAATTTTACCATCTGACCCCGTTACGAATCCTGTTTCTTTTCCAATCTCAACAATTGCCGATGGATTTTGTGATACATTGAATTCATCTTCATTTACAATTAAAAGATATTCATTTTCATAAATCGTTTTTGTTGATTTATAAGTTATTTCCCAATCATTTTTTAATAAGTCTGCCGAATTTCTTGTTAAGACCACCAATCCTTGATTGTAAAAAACATTTCCCATCTTAATACCCTGTGATTCTTCCGGCAAAAATGGTATATCTTCGACTATCACAACACTGGTTTCAATATCCATCGATACTATTTCCAATTGATACCAATCACCATCATAAGACATTGATAGTATATTATTTTCTATATCAAATGTATACGGGTCTTCTTCTAATAATGAACCAGAATATATGTAATTCGATAAATCTGAAAAATTTATTAATTGATTTTGTATATCGATTTTACCCAATCGTATTGAATCTCTGTTATCTTGTATATTACCAAATGAATCATCAAAGTATGAAATTTCATTTAATTGATTTAGATTATCTTTTAAAATAACAGAACCCTTTTTAATTCCTTCACCAACATAAACATTTGGAATTGATATTACTTTTGCACTTCCACTTAAAAATCTTTCCTTAGATAAAAGTGCATCTGTATATGATTTTGTTTTATGTCCTGTTCTTAATAATGGGTTATCTTCTTGTCCATTATAAAATTGTGCTCTAAGTTGTCCGAATATAGAATTTTTTGGATATAATCCTGATAAGTCTGTTAATTTATCATTGGCTTCTAACAATGAAATTTTTGGTTCGGCAATACCTGCAGACCCACTAAAATTCCATTCTTTATAAGCCTTAAACGGCCTTATACTAATATCCGACTTTGGTATTCTTTTTAACATATCTAATATAAATATCTTAAAACTAAAAACCCACCAAATTAAGGTGGGCCATAGTTTTTATTTTATTCTCCGATTAGAAGTCTAATTTAACTTTGATTGCAATCTCCTTATCAAATGATTTTTCAATTGGTTTAGAAGTTTTTGCTACTGCTAATAATTCGTTTGCATCATCATATAAACCAACCGTTGTAATATAAACATGCGGGTCTCTTTCAAATAGTGGTTGAACAAATGCACCAACCGAACCAGTTATAAATGTTGGATTATTTGAGAAATTAAATTCTCTATTATTTGCTCTTACGAAATAATGAGATGTTGAAACGTTTTCAGTTCTTCTCACTTGGAAATCTGCACCACCACTAATTGCCATCAATAATGCTACTGAACCTGAGTTATTACCATTGTTTTGGTGATATGTAGAAGTAATTGAATTATACGCTGGAGCCAATTTAATATCTACCGATGAACTTAATGCTGCCGGGTTTAATAATATGATTCCCATATCTGGATAGAATAAACCATATCCTTGTCCGTTTGGTGCAGTATAGTTTGCAATTGATGCAGTTAATGCTGAACCGATATTTAATGAACCACTTACTAAATTATAAACTCTACCCGCGGTTGTTACATTTTCATCACTTCCACCACTATCATCAATTAAAGTAATACTTCTAACTGAACCCGATAAATCTATTGAGATATTTCCTGGGTCTAATCTTTCTTTGTATCTTGCTCTATTTACATTGATTGCGTAGAATGATGTCATATTAGTTCCACCTGCAACTATACCCGCTGCAGAACTACTTAAATATACACTAAAATAATTATCGGAACTATCCAATAATACATTCTTATATTGATTATAAGTTGCCTTTGTTGGTAAAGTTGAATCATCATTTTGACTTATAGTTGGTGCACCAAATCCTTCCGAATCACCATATGCAATTGAGAATTGAACTTCAGCTGCACCGGCCGATACTAATCCATTGTATACATCTAAATAATATTTACCACTTGTAGATGCAACTTGTGTAGACGATGTATAGTTAGCTTTAACATCTAATGAACCGGTATCACCACTCCATATTCCAGAAGTTACGATTTCAGTTCTATTAGTTACTTTGTCAATTGTACCAAATTTTTTGTAGATACCATTTGTAATTGTTGTGATATCTGAACTGATTTGTTCACCAGTTCCTAAAAATTGGTTTACGATTCTAACTAATTCGTTAGTATCTACTGGAGTGCCTGCGGTGTTTGCTGCACCGGCTAAGTAATTTGATATATTACTTGCTAATAGGGCTCCTCTACTGTCTCTTATTAATGCCATAGTATTTTATTATTGAACGTAAGTTACTGTGATTGGAATAGTTTGTGAACCACCCGTTTCGTTACCATAAACTGTAATAGTTGTTCTGATAGTTGAAGTTAATGATGGGTTTGGAATAAATTTGAAAGTTAATCCTTTAGCAATTGCTGCAGTTGCAGATACATCGTCTCCGATAAATACTGGAACTGAACCAATTTCTGATGTTACACCTTCACCGATAATATCACCTGCATTTTTGTTAGATAATACAATTGTATATCCTAAACTTCTATTTCCTGCAGGAGATGTGGTCGGAGATAATGCAACCTCACCACTTCTTTGGTTAACTGCCAGATTAGGAACTCCAAATTCAACAACCGGAATTCTAGTTGTATTTTTTGGTAAAGTTACTAATTTATACTTCATTACTTGAGTCTCATCCGGATTAGCTTCTAATACAGGCATATTTTTAATAGCTGCATCATAATAAGCAGAACCCAATGGGTGAGCTGGTTCGTAAAGTGTGTAATCAATCTCATCATCTGCTAATGCAAATTGAGTGATGTTTAAACCTTGACCTGCTGCTAATTTTTCTCTGCCTTTTTTGGTAAGAATTGCGTCAACGGTTAATTCTGTGTTACTTAAATATCCCATAGTATAATATTATCTTTTGTTATAAATATAATTATTTTAAAATTCCGTTTATTCTACCTCCAAAATTGGTTCAGAAGTATTTCTACCCGTTCTATTTACTGTTAATGTATTTGGATTAGATACAAACGTTTCAACAGGAGGTGTTCCATCCAATGTTGTTGCTGCAGTATTTTTTGAACCTCTAAAGAAACTATTTTCCAAACCTCTTGTCAAATCCGATGTATTTCTATAATGTGTTGGTAAATACCCATCCACAGGCACTACTGCAATTATATTACCTTGTACATTGGGAACATTTGAACCACTAAATGGTTGTATATTCAATTTAGTTTCAGTATAAGTTTGAATATCGGAAATATAACCACCTCTAGGGTCACCCAATCCATTTGCAGATGCTGTTACGGCAAATTTACTAACTATTCTTTCTTTTTCTTCGGTAATTAATTGTACTCTAATTCTTTCCTTTATTTTTCTATTATCTTTATCAAAATAAGTTCTAATTGCATTACCATTCTGTGCATAAATGCCAAATCCAATCATTTCATATGCAGTTTGACCATATGTTTCAATACCTAAATTAATTTCCGTTGTAATTGTTGGTTCATCTAATCCAGCATCTATATTTACTTCTTTTTGATATGATTCGGCATTTGTAATAGTAGTATCATTGTTATCAATTAAACTATCATATTGATATGAATCAGATATTAAATTTTCTGAAAGGTTTGCATCAACTATACTTTCATATTGATTATTTTCTGCAATCAAACTTTCGGATAAATCCGCATTTACCAATGCATTGTATTGATTATTTTCAGAAGTCATTATAGTAGTGTCCTGATAATGTATTGTTACTTCTTGTTGATAATCTTCACCTATTGGTCTTTTTCTTGCAACCTTACTTCTTTCTAAAATATGTGGTTCAATTAATAAACCAGTAGTTGCTTTAACTCTTGCAGGTAACATTTTCTTAATATCTTCAAACATAGATTTCTCATATAGTTTAATTAAGTTAATGTATGCGTATATATCTCTACCATCAAATCTTTGGAAATAATAATTTCTTAATGAATCTAGTCTAGTATAATTTGATTTATTTTCATCTGCAGGGTCACCAATGTAGTTATCTAAATTCAATCCACCAAGTGATTTAGCTATATCAATGTTCAACTCCTTTGTTGGAGAGAAGAATAAACCAACTCTATTGGAATCAACCGGTGATTGGTCAAATGCCTTTTTTGTTGCTCTATTTTTATAAGATAAATCCGAAACTAAAGTTTGTGATTCAAATCTAACTTTATTTGTAGAATATCGTGTCGAACCGGCATCTGGTATTTCTAATACAACCGTTCTATCTATTGCTTCAAATTGATATGGATATGATGTAATCGATGGGAATCCAATTGCAGATGCGGAATATGATGCAGATGGGTTTTCTGAAAATATTAATGTTCCATTCGTTATAGACCCACTTTCTAAATCATTTCTATGTAAAGAAGATGAAAAATAAATATTCGCATCTACATTTAATAATGAAGAAGATACTGCTAAGTTTTTTGGATATTCAAAATCCAATCTAAAGAATAAATCATCAGTAGAAGATGATGTGTGGTTACCATTTATCATTTCAGGAAAAGAAACGTGTTCGTAAAATCTTTCTTTATCCAAAGGTGTACTCCATAAACGGAATTCATCCAAAGAACCAGTAAATCCGGAACTACCACTTGCAATATAAATGTAATTTCCACCATCCCAACTTGCACTAACATTTAAAATGCTTGCAGAAACCGATTCTTGGAATATAGTTCTTTCTTTTTCAGATTGTCTTACATTTAATTCAAAACTAGAAGATACACTTCCACTATTTCTACTAACTTCAATACCAAAGAAACTATCATTGAATATTGGTAATAAAGATGTAGACATTGAAATTGAACCAGAATAATTAAATACAACTTTACCATATTTAGAATCCGTTGAACCAATAAGATTTACTCCCCATCCACTACCAGATATGATATTAAAATTACCACCATATGCCGGTTTCACAAAACATTCTATTGTATCTGGTTTTCTATTTCTTTCGGTATTTTTCCATTCCAATTTAATACTTCCAGAATTTTGTCCGTAAAACTTAAGTGCAGTAGTTATATTATCAAATTCAAATTTACTTTTACTTGTAGTTGTCACTTCGGGCCCACCAAATTCTAAAATTGAAAGATTTGATGATGGAATACCATAACATGACATTATTGCATAAACACCACGTCTTGTTCCTTTGTGTTTTAATAAGTAAGGTAAGTTATTTACAATTCTTCTCCAAACTTCGTATGTTCTTTGTCTTCCAGGATTTGTTTCTTTTATATTTCCATTGGAATCCATACCAAATACATAATTCCAAAGTTGTGAATCAGCAGCTAAGTTTTTGGCATCCCAATTAAATGATTTTAATACATCAAACAATAACTTATCCGATATTCCGTTTGTTGATTTATAACCAAATTCTCTACTTTTTTCAATTGATTTTGTGTAATAATAAATGTTGTCAAAGTGTTGGCCTATCATTGTAAAAAATAACAATAAACTTTGATTTTCTGTATTATTTACAATATATTGTGGTATATTATTTAATACATAGTTTGAATTATTAACATCAAATGATTCAGCAAGTTCTATAATATTGTTATACCAAGGAAGTACACTACCAGTATCGGTAGATAATAATCTAAAATTACCACTATATGGCCAAGTTATAGAACTACTTGTTGCTAATGTATATTCTGATTTAGTGTATAAGAATTTTTCAAAACCATCAAACCCATTTACTATTTGATTTTTCTTTAGAGTTTGTCTTTCAATTTCTTGTGTTGATTGTAATGTTCCAGACCAAGATGCAGTTTGTGCATTTTGAATGGCGGTTTCATATACTTCTATTAATTGAACTTTGTATATAAAATTTTCTACTCTTTCTTTTGCGGAACTAAAATGTACAAAATTATCCCAAATATATTCGGAATTATTTACATATTGTATGTTTAAATCATCCGTATTAACCAATGAAGAACTTAAATATTCTCCTATCAAATTAGAAGAAGATGATACGGAAGCACTAAGTATTAAATCATCTAAAGATTCATAACCTGTTGATTTACCCATAACAAAATCAACATCTACACTAAAATTTGGGCCTTTGATTGGTGGACAATTTATTTCATTTTGTTGAGATAAAACAACTGTTTCAATTAATGGGTTGGTTAATAATTTAGTAATCCAAAGAGTCGAATTTTCCGTTACATTTGCAGGTAAAGGTGAATATAATTTCAATATCAAAGACTCAACTTCTTTAGTAACAATTGTATTTCCTAAATTATCTTCTCCTTTATCGGATAATGTAAAGTTATCTTCTTCCCATGATGAAACTATTATTTGTTCATCGTTACCAAAGTTTGCAAGGTGTGTTAAATACTTACTTTCCTTTTCTGGTTCTGTGAATTTTAAGTTAGCAACAAATGCATCAAATAAAGTCTTTTTAAGTATATCTTCATCCAATCTTATACTTGATAATAACAATGATGTTTTTATTTCGTATTCATTGCCAACTAATTCAACTGCACCGGTTCTATTATATGGTTTTAAGATAACGGTTACATTATCACTCCCAGACCATGTTGGAAATTTGTCAGTTAAATCTTTTAAATTTATTTTAATTTTACCATTTGCAGGTAATGATTTAAATAATTGAATTCTACTTTTGTCCTTTGTAATTAAGTCGATATCAACTGAGGAAGCTGCGAATGAATTCCATTCTACATCATATTCTAAATTAAAATCTGAAAATGAAGGAACATCTATATTATCAGGAAATATAATTTGAGTAATTGATGGAAAATCATTTACACTATTAAAATTAACAATGATATCCGTTTTATTTCCTGTACCATACACATCACTATATGGAACTATAATTAGTTTTTTACTACCATATACTCCTGCAAAATCTTTTTTAAATGATAAATCAATAAATCCCTTAGTTGCAGGAACTCTTATTTTATTATCCGTATTTAAATAAAAATCAACAAAATCAGTATTAGATGAATTGAATGGTATATTAACTATTGTATCTAAATCCGAGTCTTTTACATTATAGTCGTATTTTGTACTTGTAATAGATACGATTGGTTGTGCGGCTAGTATAGTTTTTTCCATTATAACCGACACAGCGAATCCACCTGTTAATAACTCAGTAGCGGGTATTGATATAAATTTATCACCAACTGTCCACTTCGAAACATCTTTTGAATTTTTTTCTGCAACTTGTCTATTTGCATAAAATATTTTTAAAATTTTATAATTGTTAGGAAGTGTTCCTTCTACATAGATTCTTAAAGTTGAATTTGTAAGATTAGATTTTAATGTTTGTTTACCATCCGTATTATTATCCGCTAAAGTTATAGTATCGGTGGATAATATATTATCACCAGAAACTATTTCATATTTTAATTTTAATAAATCACCAACTTCATTTTGAAAATTAGATGCAAATATGATTTCGTAATTAACAAAATAATCCGCATTAACCGGTTCATTGGGTTCAACGGGTTGTAATGTCTGGCCCGGTACAATTGCAATTGGTACAATTTCTATTGGAGTGGGTTCTATTGGGTTAAAAAAAATATTACCACCCGCACCATCACCACCATATTGTAATTCTAAATCTTCTGTATTTTTGGCCATTTATTGTTTTTTTATAAATATTTTATTATCTAAAATTTTCTGCTCTACCCGCTCCACCATCCATTCGTTCTCTACCATCATTTGGGTCACCACCTATATATCTTCCTCCACTATTGCCACCACCGAATCCTCCACCTCCTCCACCACCACTATTTCCACCGCCGGTTCCTCCTCCTGTGGGTATTACATATCCACATGTTGGTGAATTTGATGTAATTAATGATTCATATGAACCACCACTACCATCTGCATATTTTCCATATTGGTCATATCCTTTACACAATGTTGAAAGTAATGTACCTTTTGCCGGATATTTTATTCCCAAATTAGAATCATCAAATACCGTAACTTCTCCCGTCGGTGAATAAACATTTACTTTAGTTTCTGTAAATGTTGAAAACGATTCTAAATTATTTTGTACTTGTTTTTGCAATTCAGTTATTGCAAATTCTTTTGGTAATTGTTTTGTTTCAACACTTCTTCTTTTCAATACTTTGGAATTGTTATCAATACAATTATTTAAAATCTTTTGAATTTCAGACAACATCACATTATAATCATAAACTTCAAAATCATCAAATCTAGTTTCAGATTGTTTTCCAAAAGTAGATTCACCAACATTATAATATTTGTTAGTTAAATAATATTGCACGGATAATTTAAAATCTTCAAATATTTTTGTTCTAAAAGTATCAAATTTAGTTAATCCAAAGTCTTTTCTTAAAATTGCAAAAAAATCTTTACCAAATTTAGTTTCTAAGTATGAATCTATTTTATTTAAAAAAGAATTTTCATATGCATTTAAAGAATCTAATATAGAAGTTTTATAATATAAAAAATCTTTATTTAAACTTTTAAGATTTTTAAATTGTGTAGTAGTTATTGAATTGATATTAGAATCTTTAGTTTTTAAAGGTAAAATTCTTATTTCATTTCTAGATGGTGAAACTTCTTGTATCCAAACTCTTGTTAATTCATTTTCACTACCTACTTTTTGTTTTACAAAATTTATATTAACTTTAAGAATACCATTTGTAAATCCCAAATCATTTAATAATTTTTCAATATTGATTGCAAGTTCTTTTTGACCCTGTTTATTTGTAATGTTGTAAAGATAACTTTGAATATCACCCTTTTTAATGTATGCAACATTATTTCCTGATTTATGTGGTAATAGATTATTATTAATATCATAAACCGATACTTCCATAACATCATATTTACTATTACCAAAATCTGATTTTTCTATTTCATTTTTAGATAGTATAAATAAGTCTTTATCATCAATAAACTTTCCTTCGTTTGTTGAATTATTATTGATTGAATCAATGTTTGTATATTTTGTAATACTCATAATCTATTTAAATTTAAAAACCACCATAAGATTTAGGATGTGCAACCTTCAATGCAGTTGTAAACGATTTTGTTTCAGACGTACCATCCGCTCTTTGTACAGTTATATTAAGTGCGGCTTTATAAAAAGTTGTACTATCTCTTTTACCATAACTTACATTTTGTGGTGTGGCCACAAAATCAATCTCTTCGGTTGACCCTGCAGTTATTTTAAAATCAGTCTTAGGAATTGAAAACCATCTTTGGTTTCTATCCCATGTTGCACTTATTTTAATAGTTACCGGTTCCAAATCATTATTGGTTATTTTTAAATTCTTACCATTAACCCATTCTTTTGCATCATCTCTTGCATTCTTAATTTTATAAGACATTACTGGGTCATTTGCTGAACCTTTTGCTGTAAAGTTTGTACTTACTATTTTATTAATAATAGTACCACCTTGTGATTGTGTGGTTGTTTCTAAATCTTTTTGCTGTCTTACTGCACCTAATTGAGCTTGTAAACCTTCAATAATTGCATTTAGAGAATTTATTTGTTGAATCAATGCTTCAATCTGTGCTTTGAATCCTGTCTTTTGTGATTGTAAAGATGCTCTCAAAATACTTTCATCAACTGACTTTTGTAATGATGTAGAAATTTGACTAGCAAAATCCTCAATCGTTGCATTTAAAGTTTCAATTTGATTAACTAATAAATCATTAGTTTGTTCAATACTTAATCTATTATTTATTTCAGTTTGAACTTGTGATTCTAATGTAGATATTCTGGAATTAAGAACTACTATATCTCCATTTAATTTTGTAACTACCTTTCTTAAATCTTCATTTTCTGCAACTTTTTCGTTATATACGGGTCTTGGTACTAAATCTAAATTTGTATTTGGTATGTTTGGTAATAATTCTTTAACTTCAATATCTACCGCTTTTATCAATTCCTCATTATCGTATTTATCTTTTGTTAAACCTTTAAATACCAATGATGATGCTATGTTTGTATTATCTACAACATTAACACCATATTCGTTTCTGTTAATTGCAGCTGAACCCGATACACTTAAAATTGACTCTATTTGTTTATCTTTCTCCTCTTGTAGTTTTATTGATATTGCCTCTAAATTGGTCATTTATTTAAACTATTTCAAATATTAATTTTTCATCTATAATAGTGGATATATTACCTTCAATTATTTTTAATTTTAATAAATACATTCTATTAATTGGTAATGTGTTTAAATCCATTATAAAATAATTAGATGTTGAATCACAACTAACTTTTGTATATTCTCCAAATGGAAATATAATTTCACCGGTTTTATAATCTTCGATTTGATAAAATATATTTGTAATATATTTACTTTGGTCATATGCAAATGTTGTTCCAAAAGATTTTAAAGGATACATATCTCTTCCTTTTATTCTTATTTTTACTTTTGTATTTGCAAAATATTCTTTTTTAAGATTTGTAATTACAACCTTATATCCATCTTCCGCAGAACCCGTTACAGGTAATAAACTTCCAGTTATAAATGTACTATCATCCCAAACTAACTCCAATTTGGGTTCGTATATTGTATTTGTTTCTTTTGAAAAGAATTTTAATAAACCATAATCTAAATCGTTGTTTTCTACATCAATACTATGTCTAACTATAAACCCATTATTCTTCAAAGAACCACTAATCCATTGGTGCATTATATTGGTCACATTCATTCTAATATCATCCGGCTCATTACTAAAAGATTGTGTTGCTGAACCTGTAATAAACCACGTTCCACCTTCGGCATTTGCTGAACCCGTTGTTCCTGTTGTAAATACTGCAGTACCCGCCGTTACATTATCTTGCCATGTATTTATCCCATCTCTATATTTCCAACTAATTCCGTCTGATGTTATATTGTCAAATTTTGTTCCCGTACCCATTGTCCAACTTTGAGAAACCGCGTTTGCATAAATTGAATACTCCAATGGAATTTCTTCTGAATTGGCAGAACGTAATACTAAATATGCTTGCCAACTACCCGTTCCTATTGATGTTATTTCTGACTTAATTGAACCTGTATCAAATTTGATTAAAGTTCTCGCTATATCTTTTGAAGAACCATAATAAAGTTTACCTACTTCTAATATCTCATCTCTACCTGTATTTTGTTCAGGTTGTTGAAGATATATACTCGCGTCAAATGACGATGTAAAAAATTTATGCATTATAAAGCCCTCCCTTTTATGTCTTTGTTAGGATATTTTACTTCGAATACACATGGGTCTAAAGATGGATATACAATCTTACCTTTAGTTGCATCTTCTATATTATATCTATTTGTTGAATAATTTCCGTCTCCACCACATAAATTTGAAATTTTTACCGATGGAACACTCATAACACCTTCTACATTTGCCAATATTAATTCTATTTCTGAAATGTTGATTGGTTTATTAAATGTCCAGTTGTCAATTTCAAAATATCTTTGAATTTCTGACAAACAATTTGTAAGAACTTCTCTTTTATTATAATTTGAATGAGTTATAATTTCAAAATCTACTCCAATGTTTACTATAAATCCATTTATAATATTCACACCATCGGTTAACATTCTATACTCACCTAAATAAGTTTTAAGATTTTCTTTAACCGCTTGATTTAAATTAGTTAATTTTTTATTATTATCATATCCCAATACATACATATTAATTGCAAATGGATTGTTTACTTCACCAATAGATGTTTTCTTTTGAGTAAGATATTTAACTAATTCTTTTTGAATATCTTGTTTTGATAAACCTTTAATAGATTCTACTAAATTTGCAAATTCCGTAATATTTTTAGGATTTGCAAGAATTGATGAAGGACTATTATTGTCTACTTCACCATCCGGACTTACATATACTTTTGCAACACTACCATATCTTTCTGGCATCGACATTGCTCTTACGATGTAGTCTTGTCTTGTTACCGCTCTATTTTGTGAACCAAATGTAGCTAATGCATTTTGTCTTATTTCTTCAATTGATTCCGAATCTCTACCACCCGTTGCAGCTTCTAAGTTTTCAACTGCTACGGATGATTTTATATCATTATATGCATTTAATTTATCATCCGGAATGGATAATAAATCGTCTTCAAATTCTATTAATCTAATTCTTGTTAAATCTTTTTGATTTATATTTGAATTAACGCCACCACCTACTAAATATTTTATAGTTAATGATGTGTTGATAGGTGCAATTCCAAATGTATTTGTTTTTAAAAAATTAGACGGGTCTATTCCCTGATTTAATCTATTAACCGAATTTGCCAATCCTAATCCAACATTTTTTGGATTTGGTAAAATAATTCCATCATCCAATCTAACATCACCACTTCCAAATTGTAAATCCATTGTGTTGTCGGAATTTACTTTTACACTAAATCTATATGGAACTTTTTTAATTTCCAAAATATATGGAACCACCGAAGATGATTCACTCAAATTTCCACTATTTGATTCCGTATTTGGTTTTTCTATAAAAACACTTTCTTGTGCTAAATACGGAACTTCATACCACTTAGTATTACCCCCATCGGATGTTACTGATGTGATTTGTATTATATTAGTGTCAGAAAGAGTTGTAGTAGGATAATCCGTATCATCTCCAAATGTAACAACCGTTGAAATCTCTTCTGCAGATATTGCTTTTACCTTTTTACTCACTAAATATCTAGATGGAACACCATCAGGCCCTCTTTCATAAACTTCCATTTCTCTTCCTTCTGGTGACGAAAAGTCAACTGCATCAACAGTTCTAAATATTATAGATGCATTTGTAGTTGATTCAACTTCCATACCATCTTTAATTCTTAAATAAAAACTTTCATCTGGTCCATTGTTTACACCAATTCCTGTTCCAGGTAATAATTGATATACGGTTAATTCTGTAACTGCCGGTGATATAACTTTTGGTTTATATCCCATTTGTTGTGCCAATGACATAACGTTCTTTCTTTCAGTTGCATGTGACAACATGGATTCTTTCAGTTGTACATCTTGATAGAAAGATAACATATCTCCAATGGCCGCAGCCTGGTCAATAAATATCGTACCAGGAGAGGCCTCAGAAAAATCGGCGTATTGATTTGGGAAGTATGTTTTTGTAAAATCTACAAGATTTTGCTTTAGTGTTGCAAAATCTTTACCAACATATGATAATTCTTTATTTCCTATATTATTTAAAGGTTTAATGGCCATTATTAATTATTTACATTTATTTGAAGTGTGTCTGATAAATTTGGATTTGATGTTAATGAAAATTTTATGTCCAAAAATATTTTATTATTGTCAATATCATTATCATCGTAATCAAATATTATTTCATTTATCGTTATATAAGGCATCCAAATTGAAACTGCATCTAATATTACATTTTCAATTTTATTTTCAATCAATTCTCCATCAATTTGTTCAAATATTAGTTTCCATATATCACATCCAAATTCTGGTTCCATAATTCTTTCACCCTTATGAGTTAGAATTAAATTTTTTAAAGAATCTTTGGCTTGAGTCAATGTAGTATAATTAACAGCAAAAATACCATTAGAATCCGATGTTCTATTTACACCAATTCCTAATACTTTATAATTATTTTGTGTTAAGTCGGTAACATTAACTTTACCAAGTTCTATTGCCATTTATTAAAATCTTTTAACTAATTCTGAGTAATTTCTCGTCAATGCTTTTATAGTTGCATCTTGTAATCCATCACCGGTTGATTCAAAATTTGGAACATTTGATGGTACATTTACCTCTCTAAAATCCATTGTTTCCCACTCACTTTCATCAACTCTTAATTCCGGTTTAATCATATCAAGTACACTTCCAACTGCCTGAGCACCTTCTTTCCTTTGTTCAGATGTAAATGGTTGGGTCATATTCAAAATCTCATTTATCATTGGGTCTTTTGAAAATTCCTTTGTAGGTCTTTGTGATTGTTGAATTGGTTGTTGTCTTTTAACCGGTGTAGAATTAACTTCCGTCATTTCTTTTAATGATGGTGTTGTTTTCTTTTGTGAGTTTAATGTAACTGCACCAGATTTAATTAGTTTAACAAGTTCTTCTTTTACTTGTAACTTAACTTCGTTTTTAACAACTTCTTTAATTAAAGTTAGTAAAATTTCTGATTTCATAATAATTGTTTATATATGTTTAGTAATAAATATTTGATTTAATAATTTATCCAATAACTTTATATCCAGTCCAATTTAATATTGCAGGTGCAGGTGGAGCTGGTGGGGTATATTGTGCCAATACGGACATATTGCCCGATGTTCCCATCAAATGAAACTTAGCCAAATTGATAAATGGGTCTATGAATATATTCGTTGGAAAAGAGAAAACAAATGTTGGTGGTATAAACCATATATTAGGTATGTTTGGTAATCTATCTAATATAATTTGTTCTGCCAAATCTCTTAACTCTTCCTCAGTTGGTATTTGTTCCTCTATTTGTTTTTTAATTTCTTTTATATTTGGAATTTTTGGAATAGAAACATACAAAGATAAATCTATTTCAGGAATCAATCCCTCTGCGGTATCTTTAACATACTTTACAACCTCTTCCTTAGTGGGTGTTGGTTTTGGAATACTATTCTTTACAAGTTCAATTGCATTCACTATTGGAATAACAAATGGTTGTAATACCATTTCTTCAATCGGTGGTATTATTTGTTTTTTTATTTCTTCAACTGCCTGTTCTATTAACTTCTCTTTGGCTTCTTCTATTAATTTCTTTTTACTTGGTAATTTTGGAAATGGAAATTTTATAGCTTTCTTAATTTGACTACCAATTGCAGGTTTTTTCTTTTTGGCCTCTTTTAATTTTTTAATTATTTCAATTGCACTTTTAACTATTGGATTATTTTTGATATCTGGTGCAACTACTTCCTTATTTATTATTTTCATTGCAGTTTCATATAGTGGAATCGTTATTGGTGGAAGTGGTGGTATACCTGGAATAGTAACCGATTGTTTTTTAAGTTCTTCCTCTAATATTTTCAAAGCTTCAACTTCTGCTTTATTTTTAGCTGCAGAAACTGCAAGTGATGTTGGATTGGGCCCAATATTTTGAATTGTGCCGGGTGCAGGTACAGTAGATGCCCAACCCAATGGTTTTAATAAAGGATTTGGTATAGGTGCCATTTCACCTCCCAACCAGTATGCATCAAATGCTGCCGGATAAATCTCCTCTAATATATTAAAATTATCACCATCACTTTCTTGTGCTTTTTTCATTGCATTTTTGATAGCATCGGACATTCCTTTGACATTACCATTCACAACAGGAACTCCGTATATGTTATCACCACCTCTTTTTATACATTGGTCATACTCATTTGCATAGAAATCAGCAAATGCTTCCGTATCGGCAGAAAAACGACCAGAAATCATTGATTCTAAAATATTCTTTTTAAATATTAACCAAGACATATTACTTACTTAAGAAATTATTAGACGATAACATATCCCTTAATTTGGATTTAATTACATCAAACTCAAATCTATTAGAAGGGCCTTGGAATGTAGGGCCTGATGGTGTTGCGTATATTTGTTTGTTTATTGCATCAATTAATTCTCCCATTAGTTTTATCAACTCACCACCCAATACCATTTTTTGAACATCTGCACCCGCATCTCCTGCACCAGTATTCTTACCTAAAAATATCTTACCATTTTCCGAATTAAGAAATATTTGATTAGCTCCTTCGGAATGTATTGTTATATTTTGTTTATTATGTATATAAACTTCTTTTTCAGCATCTATTGAATAATTACCATCAGTTATTACACCAGTATTTCCCTTTCCGAATATAATAAACTCCGATGCCTTTGCAGAAAGGATTACTCTATCCGAATTTACGAACAATTGATTGCCTGTTAACTTTTCTGAATTTGGATATTCCTTGAAAGCTACTTTTGTTTTACTTATATTTTCTTTAAATGGAACTTTAACTTTATTGGATGTAAAATATACGGATGTTCCATCTTTGTTTATATCTTCATCAACCAATTCACCAATCTTTTTAGAATCTAATTCAGGATTTTGTTTGTTACGAATGAATATAGAAGGTGATGAAGTTTTACCATCTTCCGTTAAATGAAATTCTGAAAATCTTATAGTATTACCAACTCTACCACTTAAAATTGTATCTCCTGATTTAGCATTTAGAAATTTAATTTTTTCGTTTATTTCATAACCTATGTTAGATTTTTTATTTTCATTATTAGTTTTACCACCCGTTTTTGTTTGTGATGAATATGCCGCGGCAGAGTTTGTACTTCCATCCGTATCAACCGGTCTAGTTGCTGTGTAAGTTACTTCGTCTCTTCTATAATTTGAATATGGTGTATTGGTATATGGTAACCAAAATGTCTGATTAAACATTTTAAATATAACAATCGTTTCACCTTTTATTGGAAATGTAAAATTGTTTTTGTCAAATGGGAATGCATAATCTTCAACTTCAAAAGTATCTTCAAATTCATAAGTTATCGCACCATACATTCTAGCATCTAAATCAGAAAAATCTTTATTATCATTATGTATGGAAACTATATCTTCTTTATCTTTTGTAAAAAATTTAGAATTTGTAGGATAAACATTATTGACAATAGCTAAAAATGATTTAATTTCAGTCATTATAATTTAGTTTTAATTTCTTCAATTTCTATTTGAATATCGGTTAATTTTTCTTTATTTTTTTCTTCTACTTGATTTATAGTATCTTCCATATCTGCAAGTAATTGTTCTTTTTCATGTTCACTTAACCAACCATCTTCACCAATACCTTTGGCTTCTGCAGCAGCAAGTCTTTGTGCAATAGTTGCAAGTTTAATTAAATGGTCATCGTTTTTAACTGATACCTCAATCAAATCTTTTATGATAGGGGCTATAACAGTTGCTTCACCTACATTACGAATTAATTTTCTCAATGATTCTATTAATTCAGAAATGTTTTTCTTTTTGTTTTGTTGATTTTCGTATATATCTTTAAATAATGATGATAAGTTTTTACCATCAAATAATTGAAATTCGTTTGCCATTTTATATGTTTATGTACTAATAATTATTTACTTATTAAAAACTTACCCAAAACCAAATAATCCATATCACAATTTAAAAATGTCCATATTGCTTTTTGTGGGTCATTTGTCATTGTGTGGTCTTTTAAATTAAATGATGTATTCAATAGAATGGATGTTCCTGTTAGTTTTTCGAACTCCTTTAATAAGTCATAGTAAAGTGGGTTATCTTCTCTTTTAAGTGTCTGTATCCTTGCAGAATTGTCAACATGGGTTACTGACGGAATGTTTACATCCTTTTTAACTTTGACAACTTGATTCATATAAGGAACATCTTCTTCTGATAGAAAATACTTTTGATAATCTTCAATTGTAACCGATGGAGCAAATGGTCTAAACATTTCTCTCTTTTTGACAACCTTATTAATTCTATCTCTAACATCTTCCAAATGTGGATTGGCTAATATAGAACGATTACCCAATGCTCTTGCACCAAATTCAGTTCTACCTTGAAACCAACCTATAATGTTACCTTCATTAATTAACTTTGCAACCGATTTACACAACATCTCATTGCTATCGAACATTTCAACTTTACTTCTATTATTTTGTAATATAATTTTAAGTAATTCAGGACTACTCCACTCCTCACCTAAATATGGAGATTGATTATCACCACCTTTTACTTTTGGATTACCTAATATAATATGATGTTGATATAAACACGCACCGATTGCAGAACCCGAATCCGATGGAGCAAATGGAATCCAAACATTTTTGATATTTGTATGTTTTTTAATTTTACCATTAGCAGTTCCGTTATATGCACACCCACCACCTAATACTAAATTTTCACATTCCCAAATATTAGTAATTCTATTGATAATAAAATATAATGCACTTTCATACCACTTTTGCAATGAGGCAGCTAGGTCTTTATGATGTTGTTCAATTGGTTCATCTTTAAATCTTGGTGGAAATCCAATTAAATCAATAAGTTTTTCATTAAACATATCATTATCCGATGTATGCCATGTAAAGTAAGACATATCCACCTTTACAATATCGATTTCACCACCAGTAGTAACAACTTTATCAAATATATTATATTTTTCATTATCACCATATGGGGCCAATCCCATCACTTTATATTCACCTTCGTTTGGTTTAAATCCTAAATAAGCAGTGAATGCCGAATAAATCAACCCCAAAGAATGTGGAAATTGTAATGTTTGTATTTTATGAAACCCGTTACTATCACACATTGTGGCGTATACCGAATGTCTTTCACCAACTCCGTCAATTGACAACCCTATTGTTGTATCAAATGGTGATGTATAATATGAAAGTGCCAAATGTGATAAATGATGTTGAGTATATGTGATAATTCCATCATAACCAATGGATTTCAATATTTTTTTTAAATTACCTTCGGTTTCATTCCATCTTTTATTAAACTTTCTCCATTTCATTGGATATCTTAAACCACCCCATTTACCTATTGTTTCTCTAACTCTTTCATATTTGTCATTTGGGGTTTCATACCAACAAACCATATCAACTTCATCAATTGTTATTTTTGTGTATTCTAAACACCATTGGATTGCTTTAAATGGAAAAGAACTATCGTGTTTTTCACCAGATAGTTTCTCTTCTTCAATGGCACATATTACTTTACCATCCACTAATAGTGTTGCAGCTGAATCGTGATAAAATGCAGATAAACCTAATTGTATCATACTTAAATTTTTATATCCCCATATTTGTCAAATTCATTATATAATTCCATTTGTCTTTCTTTCATTTTGTTGACAACTTTGGTAATATAATGAGTAGGGTGACCTGTCATTTCTCTAATAAGTAAATATAATGATTTTTTATTAAAGTTTTCTATATAATTTGCTCTTCTAAATAATTCTAATACTGAGTCTGCTATTTGCATATCTCTTTTCTTTGGAAAGTAATTTTCTAAATGTTTATCCCAATATTGTAACATTCTAATATTAAATGTTCTATGTTCTTCATTTCTTTCTTCTTCTCTAAAATTATTTTCAGTATCAAATGATTCGGGTAAACCAGACATTATATCCGTATCTTTATATCTTTTATAATTTGCATTATTATTTAAAATAAGATAGTTTCTTGCAACAATTGTAAAGTAAGAAAATGCCTTTCCCTTACCATTTTTATACATATGAATTTTTTCAATCATAAATGCAACGACTTCCGACATTACATCTTTTGGGTCGTCATCAAAATAAGTAAATTTCCATTTATTATAAACTATCTCTGCAAGTTTATCAAATGCAGATGCAATTCGTTCTCTATATAATTTATCTTTAATATATTGGTCATCGGTTAAATTATATTCAATAATAGCGTCTTCCGTATCTTTTGAAAAATATTGTCTGTTGGGGCCCCTTTTTTTTCTAATTGGCATTTTGTTGTATTTTGAATTTTTCGATAGTTTCTTTAATTTGATAAAATATAGAACCTACTTCATCATCCTTCTCAAACATTTCACGACTATCTATTAATCGTAATGCCTCCAGTAATGCTTCGTTTCTTTCCAATTCCGTTTGTAAAAAAATATCATTTTCTTCAATGATATCTTCGTATTTTTCCAATTTATTTAAAATATTATAAATTGCAAATGATAATGCAACTACTAATACTGATAATATTGAGATTATTGTGTATAACATAATTAAACGATTTCGTATCCTTGTAAAAAATATTTGTTTGCATTTTTGAATTTAATTTCAACCATTTCACCTTCTTTGGATTTCATTACAATTTTATCATTTCTACCATATGTTTGTCTTTTGACAACTTGTGTATTATAAACTCTATCTTTAATTGTAAATCCGTCTAAATGGTCTATTTCGTGTTGAACAATTACGGTCATCATAGTTTCTTTTGAAATTGATTCATTTTGCTTATCCCCATCAGGATTAATTTCAAATGTTAACTCACCTAAGTTATCGGTAACTACAACAATTTTGGAAGCTCTAATAGTTCTAACAGGCCTTTCAATAGTTGATGGTATTGATAAACAACCTTCAAAGAATAAAAATCCCTCTTTTGATTTTTCTTTAATAATTGGATTTACTAAGAATAATTCCTCATCACCAAAGCGAATTAAACATGCTCTTTTTTTAATTCCAATTTGTGTTGCAGAAATTCCTAATCCTGGGTGTTTTATCAAGGTTTCACTTAATTGTAATCTTAATTCATCAGATTCTTGTTGTGTAATTTCTGTTTTAGGTGTCGGTGTTTTTAGATACTCCGTAAACTCTTTTGTTGTTAGTCCGTTAGAACCTTTGTCTACTATTAATTTCATTTTTTTATTTTTATATTAATGTTTTAGTTTGTTTTTTAGAATAATTAGTTTTTTTCCAATGTAGAAAAAATTGTAAAACTCTTTCATTTTCATTACAAATAAGTTCATCTCTCCAATGTATTATTTTATCGGAATCCATTAATATAATACCATCACCAACATTTGTATTAAAATTTACATTTTTATTATCAATTTCTGCCCATAAAGGCCATTCTTTATTTATGGTGGATTCTAAACATATGGACATAGTTATATTGATATCGGTTCTATCTTTATGTTTTGCTAAAAATGATTTATTTTTATATTCTCTGACGTATGTATTTGTATCTATCAGGTCAATAGTATTCAATGTTTCTAAAACTTTGGGTTTCAATTTATCCAAATAAATATTAAATTTATCGGAAGGTCTGAATCCAAATGTATTTGGTGTAGTTCTAATATCATCAAAAGATTTTGTTTTAGATTTTTCCAAATCAAATTGGGTTGTCAAAAATTTACACTCTTTTTCTGAAAGAATATTGGGTATCAAATATATCATATATTATATTAATGTTTTTTTAAAATTTTCTATTGGTGTTACTTTAAACCAATTAACTAATGAGTATCTTGTTCCTGATATTATGGGTTTTACTCTATGTGTTAAATGTGAATAAAAAATAAATAGATTGCCCACCCCTTTTTCTAATGTTATTTCATTATCATCCTTATCTTTTATTTGTAGTTCACCTCCAGTATATTCATCATTTAATTGTATAACCATTGAACAATATCTTTCTTGATAGACTCCATCTGCAGAATCTTCGTGCCAATTATAATATCCGTCTGTTGTGTATTCTGTAAATTGAAACATATTATTTGTAAAATCAATTTCATAACCTTTTACATTTACTTCTTTTTTAAAAATATTAATTAATTTTTCATTTAAATTTGGAAAATCTAAACTATAATCATAGAAAAAAACATTTGATTTTCTACTTTTTAGATTCAACCTTTTAGTATCTGATACCAATGCTGGTTTCAATTCTTTGGTTAATGAAAATTGTAACAAATCTTCACATTCTTTTTTTGATAGAAAATTTGGTATAGTAGTATAGTTTATCATTATAATAATGTTTTTATTTTTTCAATCCGTACTTAATCCATTTATACCATACTCTTTCGTGAATATAATATTGAATGGGTTTATAAATCAATTCTGCTACACCAAATGTTGCTCCTACTTTAATTGAACCACTTATTAACCACATTAATAAGAAACCAACTATGGTACTTATAATACGATATGAGATAGTTTTTGCAATGTGTCTTTTACGCTCTACTACCATCTTTCTCAATTTCACCTTTACGAATTTTAGTTCCACTAATTACTTCAATATTAGTAGGAGGTTCGTGGTATATAACCTCATATCCAACACCTCTACCATAGTTTACACTTTCAACGTCTGGAATAATTGATAACAATATTTTATCCCAATTGTTTGTAAAAAATGGTTCTTTTTGTAATTCTTGTAATACTTCTTGTGCTGATTTTGGATTATTTTCATCCTTTTGTACATCTCTGATTGCAACCCAACAATTCTTTCCTTTTTCTAATTGTTGATTGATTAACCACTCATGACCTTTGTGCCATGTTTGCCACCTTCCGATGAATAATGCATATTTTTTCATAAATTATAATTTCGTATTTTCAATATACGAAAATAATTTTAATTTACCAAATATTAATAAGTTTTAATATTTTCATGTTCACTTCTTAGTCTAGATAACTCTCTAACATTACCACCCTTAGTTGATAACCAATAATTAACGGCCTTTGGGTTATTTATCCATAAATTTCTTTTATTCCAAGGAAATTCTGGATGCATATATTCTTCCCATTTTAAATCTGGAAGATTTTCTTCTACATTTTCAGAAGTAGGTGTATCATCAACCACAACATTAGTAGATTCAACATTTGTATCTTCTTCTTTTTTGTTAGTCTCATTTTTTTCGTTTTCGTTAACAATATCATCTCCGTAAACCTCATATAATCCTAATTTTTGGTTATTTTCAACCATTTCCGATAAAAGTTCTTCTCTTGTTTTATTTTTTGGTAAAACTAAACCATTAAATGCTATAATAAGTGCAACGGCCAATGGGTCAAACACTATTACAATCAAAAATATAAAGAATTTGACTACTTTTTTTAATTCTACACCAAAAACTTCAGCTATAAACCTAAAACCACCCACTTCTTTCTCCAAATCTAAGTTAGAAACCTTAATTTTGTTGATTTCATCGTTATTTTTAGCATTTTGGTCTTGCAAATCACTAATTTTTTTATTAATTTGAGCAGTTTGTCTGTCTTTTTGGTCAATTGAACGTAAAAGACGAGAATTTACCTTACCTTTGTCTAAAATTGTGTTTTGTGTTGAAGATAATTGACCTAATTGAGTATTAAGTTGAGTAATTTGTGCAGTATTTTGGTCAATTTTTGTAGTATAGACTAAAACCTCTCTATCAACCTGTTGTAATTTTAGGGACTGAGATTGAAATGCATTAGAAAGATATCCAAATATACCAGCTGAGGTGATTAACATCAGTAATGCAACGGCAGAGGTCAAATACCACTTATTAAATCCCTTTATGTTTTCCCACTCTTGTTTGAGATAAGTTGCTGCTACTAATTTAGCAAACTCCAGTGCACCGGCCATTACCATAACAGATACGGCTGCTCCACTAAATAGAACACCCAAACCCGTTACGGAGAAGTAAGCTGCACATCCGGCAATAATTAGTGCAGAAAATCCGACTAAATATTTAAGCCAATTCATTTATCTATTGATTCTGGTTAATTCGGCAACACGTTCTACTATCTTTCTTGCATCTTCCAAAGTAGTGTGAGCAACCGATGGTGTCATTGATTGTGCACCAGTAATCCCGTTTTGTAAAATCCTCAACTTTCCGTCTAAAGATTCTAATAACGTTTGTATTTTTTCGTTGTATATCATAGTAATAAGTATTTATTTGTAATAAAAAAGGTAGAAGTGTTTAATCTCCTACCTTTTCAATATACGAAAAATAACTGAATTAACCTAATTTTGGGGTTAATTTTTTTGGTTTGGACTCTTCCTTTCTTTCAATAGTAATTAAGAGAATACCATTTTTAATTTCAGCTTTTGCTTTTCTGCCATCGAAGTTTTTACCTACGTTAACTCTTTCTTCAATGTCTGAAATTAATTGATTGAAAGGATTTTCTTTGTCCTCTTGTGTTTTTTTGGCTTTGATTTCAATCTTGTCCTCAAAACAATTGATTTCAATATCATCAGGATTGTGTCCTAATACTGATAATGCAATTGTTGCAGATTCATCTTTAATGTCTACTGCAAATTTGTTTTGAACATACGTTGTTCTTTCTTTTGGTTGTTCGATTGGAAAAAATTCATCGAACAATTTACTGTAATCAATCATGTACATAATATAAATGTTTTTAGTTAATAATATCTTATATAGTCCAAATATTATACCAATGAACTACTTTTGACATTTTGACATTAAATTTCGTTATTTTGTCTTTCGATGATTGTAGACATATGGTCTGCCCAATGCATGATAAATTGAAGTTTGTAAACTAATTGCTTTTTCAAATCGTGACCTGCTAAATACTTTTGATTATCTTCATCATACATACCATCGGTAAGTTTGATTGCGAAATACTCTTTCTCATTATATTGAATACCATAATGATTCAATGTAAAGAAAGTTCTATCGGTTAAGGTCATATATGGAATATTCTCATTACGAACAAATAAAGTTCCGTATTTCTTTTGAGACCACTCTTCCTGGTTTGGTAAATAATGTAGTTCTGCTTTAACACCCAACTTTCCTAAGTCGTGATGTAGACAACTAAATATTAATTCTTCTTCGGTGAAATCAATCTCTCCACCTTGCATTACGAATAGGTCTCTCATTTTAAGAGCGTTCTTACATACGTTAAAGATGTGGTCTATATACCCACCTATATATGCGTTATGATAGTGTTTTGAGCCAGATGCGGCAGATAGTGTAAGATTAACACCCAATTCTTCTTCGGAATACATATGGAGTAATTTCTCCAATCTTTCTCCTGTGAAATATTTTTTAATTATACCTATAAATCGGTCATAATTTGCTTTTAATTCTTGTTCTGTCTTTTGTTTCATAATTTAGAGTTTAATTGTTTATAATACTCTAATATACGACAAATAATTGACATTACCAAATTTAAATTATTGTTTTTTTATTGTCCAATAATTCATACATATTATGAAATACAAATGGATTGGTTGCAACCTTTTTAAATTGTTTTAAAAATAATGTATGTTCTGGATGTGTATCATTACCAACATCAATTAATTTAAATTGGCCATCACTAAATGTTCCCCAATTTGTTATTCTACCAAAAAATACTTTAGTTTTATTTTTGAATATGGAATATATTAAATTTAAAAATGTTTCCATTTCATTATAATTTGATTGTTGGGCCACAAAAGAACATTTAACACTCTGTAAAGATTTTATAGTTGAAATAAAATTTAAATTTGAAATCAGATTATGCCAATTGCCTCCCAACCTTGTTACATTTTCGTAAGTATATTGAGCACCAGCATCTATACTAATTTCACAACTATGAACATATTTATGTATATTTGGCATACTATCCCACATTTCTTTATTCCACAAACTGGCGTTTGTATGTAGATGAATTGATTTTAAATTTGGATATTTTTTTGGATTAAAATTTCTTAAAAAATTTCTATATGAAACAGATGCAAATGGGTCAGCTGTACCAGAACAATAAATTGTTTCAATTGAATCGGAATATGCATTTTCTATTTCTTCTATTGTAAGATTTACACTTTTTATTTTATCACTATTTGCAACAATCATATCCACTCTACATGATGGACATTTATAATTACAAGTTCTATCAAATGACATTTGAATTATTTTAGGGCCGGTAGGAATTATACCAGTTTGTGTATCGTAATTCATTTTCATTTCATCACTCAAATTATCTATGTGGATAACTGGACCGGAAATACTTTTATTTAATGATATTAATCTAGCTAAAAATGGACATTGTGTTTTATCACAATAACGATACGAACCATCCATTACAGATTTTCGTATTTCGATAGCTTCATCTGAATTCCATAATTCTTTTATGGGAACCCCATTGGGTAATTCTTTTTTCAACCAACTTGCACAACACATAAAATTTTTATTTTCATGTATTTCTAATGCCTCAAACGGAACCGTACAAACATATTGTTTTAAATCTATCATTATATTAATTTATCTATATCACATATTGAATTAATAGTTTTTCTTAATGTATCGTCACCAATCATTTCTAAAAACTTATTCGCTAATTGTTCATGTCCTAATTCCGAATAATGTGCATCTTTCATTAAACCATTAGTTTCATTGGTAATTGTAGAAAATCCACTATCACCCCATATTTTAATACCCATATCCCAAAAGGGTGTCCATTGAATCAATATCATACCTTTAAATAACCAATTTAAAAACTTTACTCTATCATATAATTCGTATTCATATCCCAATAAAGAACGATTTACTAATATTTCTTCTATCGTATTTTTGGATATAAATGGTATATTTTGTTTAAATCTGCTATTAGGTATAATAGTAATAAATCCTTTAATAGAATCTGCTAATCTAAACCTATGGATTGTTGACCAACCAATGATAACTATATCTTCTTTACTAATTTTAGGGGCCTGTTTTAATACTCTTTCAAATATAGTATCATTATCTATTCCACCAATACCAAAATGTTTTACATCTACTCTCAGTTCATTTGCTATAATATCACTAAAATGTTTAGGAACATACCCTTTCCAATTACAATAGTCCGCATCCCAATTACCCAATGTTTTATTATCAAATGGTGTAGAAAAAGAATCACCAAATATCCACAATTTTTTCATATTAATTTATTTGATTTTTCTTCTATTCTTACTTTTTTATATGGTGAATTAATCCACTCATCAATACAACTTTGATTATATTCTATCTCACAATATTCGTTTAATCTTTTTATTGTTTCAATATCTTTGTCGACAAATAAATCTTCATAATAAAATAGTGGATATCCCATGTCGGAAATGGATTTTAGGCCGCTTGCAGCCGATTCTAAATGATGTGTTAATTCTATTATAGTATCCTCATCATCCTCTGTTAATTCATAATATTTTTGTGTATGCCAATTTTGTAAAGGTGTTCTATTTTTAGATATTTTCAGATGGTATGTTAATGATTCGGCTTGTAATCTTTTATTTTTTCTTTCTAATACTATTATTTTATCAAAAAATGAATAAAACCATTCCCAATAATCTTCTACACTTTTAAAAGATTCATATGGGTAATTATCACTATCTATAAATGTTTTTATTAATATGTTTTTTTTATTTATTATTTCATCAATTCTTTTTAGTTGGTTGTATGTATCCTCTCTATCTGGATTTATAAAATTAAATGGTTCAAAGAAAGAATCATATTTTTTACGTTCTCTAGCTAAACAACACTTTAAATAATAAAACGTTGATGTGGAACC